TCTGCTTGTGGCATGGTTTGCACAACACCTGCAAGTTCTCAGCCTCACAGTAGAGCCTGTTCATGTATGTCCACCAGTCTTGGAAGCCCTCCTGCGGGGATACAACGGGTTCAATATGATCCACTTGTACATCCCTAGCCACGAAGTAATCCGTACAACTAGCGCACTTGTAATGCTCAGCCAACCGTCCCGACCTCTTGTTAATAACCCGACCAATCGATGCTGCTTTTAAAGCCTTCCACTTAGGTGGGAAGCGCTTCATGTAGGCACGAAGGGCAGAGATTATAAACGCTCGAAACCTAGCCTCAGTCCATTCACCGTCGTTATACTCTCTGTTGCTCATACTGGTATAACAACTGAGCGAAGCCCTCTATGAATCGCTCGTCATGGTCACGTTCACCCATTGTAAACATGATGGCATGGACAACCTCATGTAACAAGGTGACTTCTCGCTCTTGGCCTTTCAACTTATCATTTAACAGGATGGTACAGGTGTCAGGTATAGAGGTTCCAAGGTCAGTCATGGCTGTCTCCACCACCTGCCATGTCATCCCCGCTAACTTAAATTCATTCTTCTTCATTCGGTGGCTCCCACATCTGGTTCGGTATCCGGCGTAGCCACAACAACCTTGCATTTTCCAAGACACGCTCTTCGCCCATCGCCTCCACACAACACTGGTATAACTGCATCTCTGTCGTGAAGTCTGCAAGCATCTTTGTTGCAGTTACCTCTCCCACACGGTGCATCCCCTTGATGTTGTCGGCAGAGTCCCCCATCAAAATTTGCTTGTAAAAGAAGCGCAAGCCTTCTTCTGGTGTCACATGCTTCTTCACCTTCTTTACAAAATTGTAGTGCCATCCCGGAACCTGCAAAAAGTCTTTGTCAATTGATGCGATGATGCAATCTTCACCCAGCTCTGTTGCTCGTATGGCGATGTCATCATCTGCCTCCTGCCCATCACTAACACTAGCATCCCATGAAACCTGTAAGTATTCCCGTAGGAGAGGAAGGTGCTTAGGTTTCGCTTTGTCCTTCCTGTTGCCCTTGTAGGGGGCTGTTACTGCTACGTCGAATCGGAAGTTCTGTTTACCAGTGAGGAATAACTCATGCTCCTCGCAGTCTAACAGATCAAACATCAACATATCTTCGAGATACACAGCCATCGTCTCGATAGCCGTGTTCTCATTTTCTTCCTCAGTAACAGCGCCTACTCGGTAGCATAGAATGTCGCTATCGATCAGCGCAATCATTTACAGCAGATCGTCTTCAGAGATAAGCTCACCCACTGGTTCGCCACCGTACTCAAGCATGTCTGTAATAACCAAACGCTTGAGGGCAGGAGAGACACCCTTCTTCTTCTGGTATGCCCATGCGTATGTACCCACAAGCGCGACACCCTTCGACCCGTTACCTACCTGTGCATCAATCTGAGAACCCCCATCGTCAAAAGCATAGATAGGACGGGTGCTCTTGCAGGTAATGTACTTACCCTTACCATCTTTAAACTTAACCTCTAGGCCAATGTCCTGCAACGCTTCGGCTGCTTTGTCTGATAGGTTACACAAGTCCACTTGAAACTTGCCACTCATATCGTTAACCTTGTCAAGGTATGCCCACATAATGTCCGCTTTGATTTTTACTGCATCTGTCATAATAATTCCTTAGTGTTTAGTTACTCTGCCTTCGTCGGCAATCTGATAAAATTCTGATGTGATAAAGGCTAGGAGGTCTAGCACTTCCATCTCATCCATGTTTTGGCTAAAGGTTAGGCTCACTGCACCCTCCTTCTCTGTAATAATGATCAGCGAATCCGCATCCTTTACCACAGTATCCAAATCTACTTCTTCTTTCAATGCGTATCCTTCCAATTAAAACCTACATTGTAATCTCCTGTTAAAGGACAGCGGAGATTGTAGTGCTTTCCAGCCTCTGCAATTGCCTCTGCTGCCATCTTACCGACACGCTCTGCATCCTCTTGCGGGACTTCTATCTGCCACTCATCATGTACATTTGCACAGAATGAAGCGTTTATTATACCACACTTTAGCTTCTCGTGCAATATAACCAACGCTTTTTTCATAACAATTGCACCTGCACCCTGCAACAAAGAGTTTAATGCTGCGTGTTCTGAGCGCACCATAATGTGCCGCCCATCTAACCCACGAATCCAACCCCTTGCCGCTGCCTCAGTGACTATCTCCTTTAGACGTTCAAGTGCTGGTGTCTTGCGAAAGAAAGTCTCCATGATGCGATGCCCTTGTCTGGAATCACCACCGATGATAGAACCAATCTTCCCTGCTCCAGCCCCATACAACAAAGCATAGATGAAGGTCTTGGCTGTATCTCTATCAGGAAGGCCAGCCGCCCTCATGTTAACTGTGTGTATGTCTGTCCCGTCTTCCTTCTTCCCGTGTACCACAGTGTTGATGTACGCCTTGTCCTGCATGTAATGGGCTAACATCCGTAGCTCAAGCCCACTAGCATCTGCACCGACCAGCTTGTTACCAACCTCCACAGTCCACAACTCCCTGCACTCCTTACCGTACTCACTCCCGCTTGAGGGTACTTGTGCCATGTTAGGGCTGTGATGCGTCATACGCCCCGTCACGGCTCCGTTTGTTATCACCCTACCATGCACCCTACCATCAGGTTTAACCACGTCAAACCAGCTACTCACCTGCGAGATGCGTTTCTGTAGCATTAGATACCGAGCAATTAGTTTAGCCTCTGGTAAGTCAATGCCCTCTAACACCTTCTCGTTGATGATGGTACTCCCCTTCTCAGTCTCCTGCGTAAACTTAACACCGAGGGAGGCAAGCCTCTCAGCAATCTGTTGTCTACTGCCGGGATTGAAAGGGGTTACCTTCTCCTTCAGTTCTTTCCCTGTCTTCTCGCTGACACGCTTCTCCACAATTGGAGGAAACGTAGCTTGCAACTCACCTTCAATATCAGCAACCTCGCCTGAAAGCTGTGCCAATAGAACCCTGCCCTTAGCCTCATCAAATCTAAACCCATGCCTTTCTTGCTTGCACACGATAGCGGCAACTTCATGCTCAAGCTGCACACTCTCACCCCAATCAACCAACTGTTCATCTAGGTACTTGTACAAGTCAACAGTTACTGACACGTCCTGTCTACAATAAAAGCGGTTAAGGCTATCAACTGGATCGTCATAAGGAGCAGTAGAAACCTTGTCATATTGTAACCCTTTCATCCAATGCCAAATACGGGTGTATTCAACCTTGTTATTCCCCAGTCTCTTCCCCCATGCCGCTAAACTGTGACCGTTTTCGATAGAGGGATTGAGTAGCCTTGACATTATCAAGGTATCTCTCACTTTCTTCAAGCCAATCTTCGTTCCCCAAAGCCTGTTGAGCACTGGTGCGTCGAAGCCGATCAAGTTGTGTCCGATCAATCTCTCTGCTTTGTTTATTAAGGGTATGAGTGTATCCGGTTTTGTGTGACATATGTATTCGCCTGTCTCGCTGTTATGGGTATAGCATAACCAAATCTTGGTCTGCTTGCTGTCTGTCTCGATGTCGAGAACTAAGTTCACATTACTTTCCTTTCGCTAATTCAATCTCCACTAGTTTAGCATAACCACCCACGTCGTGCCAACTATCATCATAGAAGGGGTCACCGTTAACAATACGGGCTAACTTGTTACAGATTAAGTCCAAGCTCTCCTGCATATAGGGTTCCATTGTATCCCAACTAGCGCCTAAACGCAAGTCTTCTTTCAGCGTTTGTGACGTTGCCGACACATTTGTGTACTCGCCGTACCTCGTCTCACGCTGGTCTAGCGTCTCTGTTACATCCTTCATAAACTTAATCCCTCCTGCGGCTTCGCGCATTGACATCTCACGGTCTTCAAAATACTCCCAGTCACCTTCCGGGATTAGCTCATTCAACTTAACAAAAGATGGGGTAATCATGTTCCTCTGGGTTAAGGCGTTTAGCATCCTCAATCGCCGCTTGAAGTGCGGTTAATATACCTAGCCTAGTCAACGCATCTAATTCCTCCGGTGAAAAATTGCATTGGTAGTCTGCACTACCATCCTCGTTCTCACGGATTAATGTTACTTTTGATGTTCCAATAGTATCAGTCATACTTCTTCTCCATAATACTGGAGCACAACTTCAAGTGCTTCTCTTAGTGTTTCGATCTGAGCTATATCTTCATCTTTGTCTGTAGAAAATATAGCTACGAACCCATGATCTTTTTGCTTATACCTTTCTGAATACTCCTCCATATAACCATGCACTCTTTTTAATTCTTTGGTGACAATTATGTCTTGAAAATCCTCACTAAGAATGTCGTTTATATCAACCTTCAAAACAATGCCTCCTCTGTCTGTTCAATTAACAACCCATGTCGTATCTTGTATGCTCGTTTCTGCACCCACTCAGGCTTGATACCAAAGGGGTTGAAGCATACGCCTGTCTTACTGCAATACCCGTAGTCTTCAAGCATCTTCTTCCTCACAATAAACAAACACCTCGTCATCAGGGTCATAGCCTATCTCTAAGTAGGCGGCATTGATAGCATCTTCTGCTGTGTCAGCATCAACGTGTATAACCTTGCTGCCGAACTCTACTGTCCATTCTTTCATATGTTGTCATCCTCCATAAGGTCAATCGATTCCGACAGTATACCATTCTTTTGGTTATATTGCAAGCCAAATTTAGTCCCAGTCGCGCGTCCGGTAAATCTATCTTTTAACACACGAAACGTAGTGGTCTGCCGCTTGATAGGATCGGAGTGCTGCTTGTTGCGCTCTAACCCGAACATATAGTGGCTCCACCTAGCGATAGCACGAGACCCAGTAAAGTGTTTCTCTAGCACACGTCCACCCTCCTCATGCGCCTTACCCTCTGGTGTGGTGAGGTGACTAATGAAGTGGATGATGATGCCTAACTCTTGTGCCAGTGAGGCCATGTCTGCCATGATACCGTCCAGCGCACGTCTCTCATCCTGCTCATTAGCCGACAGCGCAGTCAGGTGGTCTAGGTAGATGTGGTCAATGTCATAAGCCTTGTTAAAGAACTTGATGATATTCTTGATACTACGCCA